TGACGCTTGGGAAAAGTCTTACTCAAGCTACGTGCCCCTGTACCGTGACGACATTGACTTCAGCACACAAGGTGCCGGCGGCATGCGCACTGGTCAGGGTTACAGCGTCAAGGGCGCTGCCAGCCGCCGTGCAATGGGTTCAAAGAAACCCGTCATTGACATCCTCGCCAACATCGCCATGCAGCGTGAGCGCACGATCGTCAGGGCTGAGAAGAACCGGGTCGCAATGTCGCTCTATGGTCTGGCTGTTCAGAACCCGAACACAGACTTCTGGCTGGCGATTGATCCGGCTGGTCAGAAAGACTCGAACCGGGCGATGGCTGACCTGATGACCTTGGGCATTAGCCCACTGGACGCCAAGAACATTATTGAAGAACCGAAGCAGAGATACGTCGATCCGAACACCGGACTTGTGGCTGAGAGAATCAACCCGGCGATCCGCTCGAACCCAATGGTAGTAGCAACCCGTGTCGATGGCGTAGAGAAGTACGTATTCTTTAATGCCAATGATGAGCGGTCGCAGCGCATGGCTTCGGCATTGAAGAACCTCGACGCTGACCAGCTGGGTTACGTCACTGCAAACTTCATTGCTCCGGCTACACGCTGGTTCGCCCAAGTGAACACGCAGTTCAACCCGATCTTCGGCGCAATCAACTTCATCCGCGACTCCAAGGGTGCGATGTTTAACCTGTCCACGACAGCGATTGCCGGCAAGCAGAAGGCCGTAGCAGCCGGCGTATTCTCTGCCATGAAAGGAATCTACCAAGCCACAAGAGCGGAGCGCAAGGGCGGTCCCGCACCGGCTGGTTCCTACGCCCAACTGTGGGATGAGTTCCAACAGGTGGGTGGCCAGACAGGTTACCGTGATCAGTTCGTCAATTCGGAGGACCGGGCAAAGGCTTTGCAGCGCATGCTTGACCCAGCGTCGTGGGCGACCTCACCTTTGGGCAAAGTGTTTACCGCAGGCGGTACCCTGAAGGTACCGATGGAGGTCGCACGTAAGACAGCGGCACCGTTGTTTGATTGGTTGTCGGATTACAACCAGACCATGGAGAACGCGGTTCGTCTGTCCGCTTACAAGGTCGCTCTGGATCAGGGCCTGTCCAAGGAAGAGGCCGCCAGCATTGCAAAGAACCTGACGGTTAACTTCAACCGCAAAGGCCAGATGGCCACACAGGCTGGCGCATGGTACGCCTTCTTCAATGCCGCGATACAGGGCAGCGCACGTTTGATTGAAACTCTGCGCGGTCCGGCAGGCAAGAAGATCGTTGCCGGCGGTTTGATGATTGGTACGGCGCAGGCTTTCCTGTTAGCTGCTGCCGGGTTCGATGAGGACGAACCACCTGACTTCATTAAGGAACGGAACCTGATCATTCCTCTGGGCACCGGAGGTAAGTACCTTACCCTGCCAATGCCTTTGGGTTTTAACGTCATACCCAACACCAGCCGCGTCATGACTGAATGGGCGATGTCGGGGTTCAAGAACACGCCGAAGCGAATTGGCCAAATCACCGGCGCATTCCTTGAAACGTTTAACCCGATCGGCAACTCGGGCTGGAGCGTGCAGACCTTGGCACCGACGATCGTTGATCCGCTGGTTGCGCTGGCTGAGAACAAAGACTTCACCGGCAAGAACATAGCGAAGAAGGACCGCAGTGAACTGTCTCCGACACCGGGCTACACCAGAACAAAAGACACTGCCAGCTGGTTCTCAAAACAGTTTTCGTATTACCTGAATCTGGCAACGGGCGGCACCGACTACAAACCGGGATTGTTCAGCCCAACGCCTGACCAGATTGACTATTTGATTGGCCAGATCACTGGCGGCGTTGGCCGCGAAGCAATGAAGATCGAGCAATCAATCACCGGTGCAGTCAAAGGTGAAGAGGTAGCACCCTATAAGATACCGATTGTTGGTCGGTTCTATGGCGACACGCAAGCGACTGCAAATATCTCCGGCAAGTTTTACGAGAATCTTACGATGCTCAATAAACACGAAGCCGAAATCAAAGGCCGCAAGAAAGACCGTGAGAGCCTTAGTGATTACTACGAACAGTATCCTGAAGCACGCCTGTATGAAAAAGCAAACTCGATTGAATCCGACATCAAATCTTTGAACAAACGTTTAAAAGAATTGAAAGAACGAGAAGGCTCAGAGGAATCAGTCAAGATTGTTAAGACGCAGATCACCGCTAAGATGAAGCGTCTTAACGATATGGTTAAGGATGCGGAGGAGTAATCATTCTCCGCGCCCATCATAGGTGACATCGGTGGTGTCACCTAGTCTCCACTTGGCTTTGTCCTCGACCTTGTACTTTGTCGTTGCGACCTTGAAGTCCGGCAGCTTGATCTCTTCCGGGTTTAATGCTGCGTCAAAGAACTGACAACGGTTGTTCGGCTGCAGTGCGAACTGGCCGTTGTCCAGCGCGATTAGATTGTAGCTCTTGTGTTCATCCATCGACTCGACAAAAGTGAAGTCTGGTATGCGTGGGTCAGGATGGCACCCGTCCAACGTAAACATGTACACCCCTTCATACATCTGCTTGTTCTTGGCAAAGAACCTCGCACGCAATCCAGAAAGCAAAGGCTTCTCCACCACGGTCACGTAGTGAGACAGCGCGTCCCATATCTGCAGGTAGTCCAACGGCAGATCGTCACCTTCCAAAGGCTTGTGGCAGAAGGCACTGATCGGCAGCTTGTCATAAAGCGCAGCATAGTCTGGCAGGTAAGTCTCGAACCTGAAAGCTTCACCGTTGTGCGCTTTTACGGTACACCAGATACCCTCGACGTATTCGCCATGGCCACGCTCATGGTCGTACAAGTATTCGGCTCTGACTAATATTTTTATTGGCGGCAAAGGGCAAATGAAATTCACAGTTTGTTTCCTTTTATGATGCGGCAACGTTCCCGGTCCTGCTGGCTAAAGTCAGGGCTGATCTCGGCCACATCGCATGGTAGTTTTTTCTCAACAGGTTTTTCTGTGCTTGACAGTAGCGGCACAAAAATCAATGCCGTTACTACTGCAGCAAACAATACTTTCAGTACGTCGTAGATCAGATCGACTTCTGTTTCTCCCTGTTCTTTATCTTCGTCATGCATTCTCCGCATTTCCATCTCCTTGTTCGCCCGTTTGCACTGGGTACCCATTCACCGCCTGTGCGTAATGGCCTTCGATAATTGCAGTTCGTACACCATCTTTCACCTGTTGCGGCATCAGCCGCCGCTGTCTGTTGTACGCTCTTGATCATTTTTAACCCAGTATCTCAGTTCCACAATCTGCGCGCATTCACGAAGTTTCGATACGTTGGTGCGCTTCATTACCTCTATTGCTATTGCCACAAAGGTTTCTATCTCTGCGCGTTCTTCGTCTCCCCATCCGATGAGTTCTGTGACGCAGGATTTAAATCGCTCATCTTTAAGTTTGGCCAGTGCGCTAACAAGATACTCAAGTTCTTCACGCGGGAGTGAAGCTCTTTCGCGTAACAAGTACCGCATGCGTTCTGCTTGTTCAGCCACGAAGTTTCTGTCTGGCCGCATTCTGGGCATGTCATCCTCTTCTCTCCAACATTTTTCTTTTAATGGTATCAGGTATCTTTGGTTTCGGGCACCAGCCCAAGCAGTCATCCGTCCATGTGCCAACGATCAATACGCCGCCGGGATTCAATAGCAGCAAGCTGGCAGCTTTGGGCGGCGGATCAATATCTGGGTCGCGAAACCAAAGCGCGTCTGTTGTTGGTTGCAGAAACTCAGTCATTCTTTTACCTTGATGATCGGCTTTGTATTTATAGTTCTTTCGACAAACTTGTCAGCCTTGATTACAAACTTACTTCCGTTGTCGTACTTGATGTGGACCAGTGATTCTATTTCTTCCCAGCACCCATCGATCTTGTGGCTGCCGACTGCGATCACATACAAGTACCGTCTGCCCATACACCCTTCTGTTTCTTTGGCGGTCAAGAAAACTTCGATCAGTCCGTCTTCGTAGACCCATCTTTTACTTGTATTTGTGCTTGGTGTTTCTTTGAGAATTACACCTGCGTGTACAGGCAACGCGAACAAAAGCAAGGCCAGTAATTTAATCATCTCGATGCTCCTTCATCCAGTTATCTACGTCTTCCTCCAACCACAATAGTTTTGACGTGCCGGGTATGATAATTCTTGGCGGCAAAGTCTCTGGCCGGCGGCGTGCGTCAGAGCGAATGGTATCTACCGCTCTGCGTAACAGCACGGATAGTTCTTCTACGCCCATGGTCTTGATTGTCATTTGTTTTCTTCCAGCTCTATTAGTTTGTCGAGATAGTGTCTTGCTTTTTTCAGGTCATCTACGCCGGCCTTGTCACGCCAACGGGTCACGTACTTGATGACGTTACCTTCAAAGAACCCAATGCCGTTGGCAGCAATGAAGTCCCATGGTTGTATGGCACGCAGGTAATGCGTGCCGCCGACTTGCTTATCATTCGCTGACATCAGTCGATCTCCTTCATATAGTAAGCCGTCTCAAATCCATCGCCACGAAGTGGCAAGTCCTTCGCCCACGGGATGGGTCTGCCCATGATCTGCTCCGCCAGATGCACGTCACGCGGACCGTTGATCAGCTCCTCACAGACCACCTCATCATGGACCGTGGTCAGCAAGGTGAAGCCCCCGTCATCCAGCGCCAGCATGGCCTCGGCCAGCAGGTCTCTCGCGATTGCCTGCGTAATATTCTCCACCAGCTTGCCGCCGTAGGTAGCAACCCGCGTCCACTGCTTTGTCTTCTGATCCAGACCTT